AAAGTTGTAATCTCTGTACCACGACCACCCTCTCGTCTAGGCAACCAAAAATCTTCTAACATAGACATTTGATTTCTATCATCTCGTATCTCACCAGTAGATGCATCATATACCAGTTTGTTCCTGTATCTATTCATCACATCTTTAAGGTATTGTTCAGCTTTGATTTTAGGTAAATTACCTACATCAATATAGAATATTCTTCTTTCTGGAGCTCTTGATATACGATAGATAACTAACGCATCTTCAATCATGCGTAGTTGATTTACAGGTTTAATTGCTTTATGTAGATAAGATAGTACATGACCTCTATTCTGGTCAATCAATCCACTTGGAACATATGTGATACTATCTGGTGCAATCTTGATGCCTTCAGTTGTTCCAGTTTTAAGACCTTTATCATTATAAAGATAATAGTTATTTACTTTACTGATAAGTTCTACACTAGTGCCTTTTTTTAAATCTTTACTTACTTCTTTAACTTTACGAATCTTTTTAGGTTCAATATACCTTAATTCTAAAATACCTTTTTTTGGATTCTTCTGGTCGATTACTTTATGATAATATATTCTACCATCAACATACCATCTACGAAAAATATCGTGACCTTTTGTATCAAAGTTAAGTAACTCTAATACAACATCAAATTCTTCTCGTATTCTATCTTTAATTCTTTTAGGATAAGCCAGTCTGTCAAGTTCTATTGCTACAGCTTGGTCTTTTTCATTTGACACAATACCTTCATTTATGATATCCTCAATAGCACTATCGCACTCTGGTTGTTGTGCAATATCACGATACCTACGAATTAGGTCTTGTTCGTTTCGTTCTCTACCATCTGTGTCAAGAAGTTGTCCATAGAAACCGCCTCCGACAGCTTCAAGAGTTCCATCTTCTGAACTAGGTTCAGTAAATCTCTCTTTGCTGCCAGAGTCTTTAATTCTTTCAAATTTGAAACCAAAAAGTTCAGCCATAATATCTCCTACTAGTGTTATAGACTATTTAGTAGGTTAGAAATTCACGCCTGAAGCTTCTAGATGTGTATACTTCCAATTTACAGTAAAGGTTTCAATAGCGTCAACTGCATCATTACTTAACTCAATAGCACCAATTGATACTGGAAAACAGTTTCTAAGAATGTAAGTCTTTAGAATAGTGTCATCTCTATCTAATTGTTCTACTTGTAAGTCAGTCTGAAAATCAGCTGGTGCAATTACACCAGTATTGTCTGCAAAGTCATTGATACCATTCTGCCATCTTTCCATAGCATTTCTAATCATAAAGTCTGTATCATTGTAAAAAGTTACTGTCCAATCTGCTGGGTCTGCTCTATCCCCAATATACTGAATGTTTCTACCTCTAAATGGTACAGCAATGAAGTTCATTACTATATCTGGAATTTGTGCAGCTGTTACAAGAAATGAAGTTCTACGAACATCAAGTCCAATTGCAATTCCTGGCGGTGGAGTAATTGTTATTCTAAACTGATTAGCTCTTGCACCACCACCGATTAAATTTGCTTTAAAGTCATCTATCTGTGCCATGATTAACCTCCTACCTCACTAAACGCAACCCCAGTTCGTACTGCGATAAAGTTTAATGTTATAAAGTTGATTGACCTAGCAGGTTTGATGAATATATCTGCGATAAACTCGTTTCTATCAATGACTTCTCCAGTATTGTTAGTATCATCACAAACTAAACTAAAGTCTGTAATACCTCGTCTACCTTGAATATCCCTCAAGAAAGGTTCTACTAAGTTTCTAAATTGTGCCCTTGTGAACTCATCATTGAACTCAAAGAGTTGGAACTTAGCAGCAGTTGCAATTGCTTTTTCTAGAAGTAAGAATAATCGTCTTACATTAATTCTATCAAACGCACTTGGTTTTGTTAATGCAGTTTTATCTCCAAAAAGGCATACACCTTGGCCTGGAAAGTTAGTTACAGGATTAACTCGTTTCTTGTAAAGTTGATCTCTTTCTGCCTTTTGAGGGTTGTAAGAT